GTCTCCTGATATAAATGTACTGATTGAACCATCAGTTGTCTGTGCAGCTGCTAATGTTGTATCAGTTGTTGATAAGCTATTCTGATCACTTGCAATAACGACAGGAACGCTATTTGCTGATTTTGATTGACCAGCAGTAATCGCTGTTCCGTTAATTTCGTTTAAAGATGTGGCTAAATTACCTAAGTTTGTAACGTCTGGAATCGTACCATAAGCAGTATTAATTGCTAAGTTGGTTGTAGTTGCTGGGCCTGTATTTGTAAATACTAAGTTAAAGTAGTTACCATTCGCAGCAAACGATCGACTGAATCCCATATTAGCAGTTATGTTATAAACCCATGAACTTGCTTTTTGTAATCCAGCAGCGTCAATATATTGGTTTAAAACTAAGATACCAGGCTGATCAGAAGTCAACAGTAATGAAATATTCTGTTGAAAATAAATAGTTTCAATTGCACCTGTAAATGTTGCGTTAGGTGCTAATTGTGCAGTTGTTGTATTGTTTGTAGATAGTGCAAAGTTAGTTGCTGCTAAGGCTACTGATAAACCCATCTGTCCAGCATTATCATTAATCGAGGTAATATTATTACCACTACCATCTTGGGTTCTACTTGTGTTAGGTCCTAGATATGTCATTAACTAACCTCTATAGAAGAAATAGTTACATCCACTGCACCCGTGGCTGATACCGCTACAATATAATTTTGTGGAACTACAATCTTAGCGGACTGAATTACATCTAGAGCATAACCCGCTGGTATTTGCACATTATAAGCAATATTTGTTGTTACAGAACCACTATTTAAAGTCACAGAAGTAGTTACTTGTGAACCTGTTTTATTAGCGATCATACAACCAATCATAGTAGCCTGAACACCAGATGCAGTTGGATTATAGACTGTTGTGCTAGTCGTTACGTTTGCTGCTTGTGCCGATTTATAATTAATAGCCATATTAAGCAATCATAGAAAGAGCTAATGATATATTAGCAGAACTTGTAGCAGCATTTGCTGGCCCAAAAGGAATATTAAGGTCATTTCCTGTAAATGTAAATGCTGAAGATGCTCCTAATGCACCGCTATTATTGTACTGAACTTGTGTATTAGAACCTGCTGGAGTTTGTATTGTAGATGTAGAATAAGCAATAAATTCAACAATATCACCAGCATTCGCTGCAACAGCTAATACAACGGAAGTGCCATTTGAAGCAGTATAGTCAGCACTATTTAGTAACACTCCATTTAAAAACACTTCTATATATCCAACAGTATAAGTTACGCTAAAAGTAGTCTGTGATGCAGATGCTGTTACAGAAGTTCTTGTATATGCGCCATATACTGAACCCCAACTAGGAGCAACACCTGTACCATTAGAAGTTAAAACTTGACCTGCTGTGCCTGGGTTATTGCTTGAATATACTGCAACTTCTGATGGGTAATCACACCAAACATTTACAGAAGAACCAAAAGTACTTACTGCCGCTCCCGAATTGCTTGAGGATAGAATAGTTGTTCTTGTAAGGGTTGTAGAGTTGGTTAATGTCCCAATTCCTACTTCCCAGTTGGTTCCATCTGAAGAACTATAATAAACAGTATTTCCTGTAGAAATTACGGCTGAAAAAGATTGAAACCCCGCAACAGTTGAAGACAAAGTAAAACTAACAGTAGTATTTGCACTACCGCTTTGTTGTATACGATCGCCTAACTGAAGTGCCATTTATTAACTCGTTGCGGTTGTACTATAAGTTACGGAAACTGTATCACCAGCAGTAACGGCTTTAGCGACTGAAAAATTACCTTCAGAATACAAAGTTCCACCAGTATTACTCTGTGTATTTACTGCACCAGAACCTAAAACTAAGAAACATCCATAAACTGTACCACCAGCACCTGTAATAGTGTAAGTAATCGCTGTTGCTGTAGAAGAAGTTACGTTTGATGGAGTTGTACCTGTTGAAGTTGAAGCCGCAAATACCGCTGTTCCACGAACCGCAGAACCGCCAACTGTATAGTTAATAAACTCTTTACTACCACCAACTAACGTAGTCATAGTGTCTGTTGCAGCGGGTGTCAATGTAGCGTTAGTTAAACCGAGATATGGTCCAGTAACTGAATAAGAAGAACCTCTAAGTAAAGTATCTAGCATTAATTGTTTACCAACAGCAACAACTAAATTAGGGAACTCTTCTGACCATTTAAGATTACCTTGTGCATCACGGCACTCAGCCTTCCAATAACCTTCAATGCCCATTCCTTCAGGGATAACTACATTGGCTTGTAAAGTTGCTACGGCATTGTCACCGAAGCCTGATATTTCATTTTGCATAATTTCTCCTAATCTGGGCTACTATAATTAATACTACTTGTGTTGGTACCAATAGTTAATATGGCACTGTTATATGTTGCTGTCGGAAACTGCACTGTAAAGCTTGTAGTACAAATTTTATCTGATCCAAAATTCAACACAAAACATGCCGCACCTGTAGTTGCATTGTAGACTAAAGCACCTCTACAAGTAAATGATGCAGGACTCCAAACCGCATTATTAAATGATACATAACTTACATTGTATTGTGAATTTTGTGTTGGATATGTTGAAATTGTTAATGTTTGTCCACCAGCCATATATCCTGTTCCTACTACTTCATTAACCGAAGTATAAGACGTAGTTGATTGCCCTAAATTAGCGTTGGCATTATACAAAGCAATTTTGTAAGTGTATGGGCTGGTTGCAGTAAAGTTCTCTAAACCACTTAAAAGGTTTTGTTGAAAAACTGTGCAGGAAGTTTGAACTATCATGAAACAACATTACCTTTAAGATTAGTATTAAGTTTAGTTTGGCCATCCCTGTACGCATCGCCACGTTCCATACCATTGCCAAGACGAATTGCTAATTGAAGAGCTTCTTGATATTTTTGTTCATAATAAGTCACCATATCTTGTTCACCTTTCATAAAAATCATTGCTTCACGCATAGATCCGTACAAAAGAACTGGATCAAAGTTATCACCTAACCAACTTTGTCCATTAGAATTATTAATAGAAGTCACCGTAAAATTAAATCCTGAACCCGCAGAACTATTTCCTAAATAAGAAGTATTCACTGTTAAAACATCATTTGTATTGTAAAAACTTCCACCGTTCTGTAAATAAACAGAAGTAATTGTTCCACTATTACTAACTAATACATCACCATATCCGTTTACGCCTGATTGGTTTCCACTAGTAGAATAATATTGAAATGGTACATTTGGGTAAAATCCTGGAATGTAATTTGCGCCAGCTGTAGTTAAAGTAATTGAAGTAATAATACCTTGCACAATAGAAGGTGGATAATAAAAATAATGCATCTCTACTGGATAATTTTGATCTGGTGTTGGTCCTAAAATAAAAGAAAGCTCATTAGGATTTAAATACTGATTACCAAACAAAGCATAATGTGTTGGTGTACCAGTTACAGATGGTATAGGAAAAGATTCACGAATAAAGTTTACGTCTTTATTTAATAAATAAGAATATGCGCCTGTAGTTGGATCAATAATTGCAAGGGAAAACGTAGATAAATAATCATTTGGTAAAGACAAATAAGGATTAGAAGCTGTTGATAAACCTGTTACATTTTTACGCAATGATGGAAATTGAACTGAATTATAAACACGCTCTTCACACTCCATAATAAACGTAGGAATATATGTAACAAACGTAGACTCATAGTTTTGAGCATACGCTTGTATCGTGTTATATAACTGTTGGTAGTTCACGCCATGGGTCCTCTACTCATTTTTCCTTTAGTTGCCGCTCCTGTTCCACGCATTTGTATGCCAGATGTTTTTAATTTAGATTGTCCATAACCAACACCACCATAAACTGGATCAGTCAATTCAGCATCTTTGGCAGATTTTGTATGTGCAAATTCGCCACGATCCATCACTTCTTGACCAGTAATATGCTTTTCTTTATTGGTATGTGGATTGGCATATACTTCTGCTGGTTCAGCAAACTTGTTTTTACCAATGGTAATTTTTGGACTATTTTTAGTAGTCGGTTTAACTTGAGTAGCCATTATTTGCTCCCTGCTTTTTGATTGTGAGCACGAGCCAAATTGCGACCTACGGCTTTCATCGCCTTGCTTGTTACACCGCCTTTAGCCATTTTGGTAACTGGTTTACCTTTGTGCATATGATGTTCGTGTTTATGAACTTCTTTTGCAGCTTCTTTATCAGCAATCTTTACCACTTGTTTCTTGTCCATGTTAACTCCTAAGTTGTTAATATTGTTACTTTACCTATTGTAATCACTAAATTCAAGTCGTTGGGAACAAATCCATCTGTAAAATAACTAGCCCCACCAACTGGATTCCAACCCCATTGCGTTTGTCTACTACCATCATTTACATAACCAAGATTGTCTACATTATTTACATTTGGATCATAGGGATTAGTAAACAGTCCAGTTGTTCCGCTTGCCTGATAGCTCACATCTGGTCTTGGTTCACGCACCGCCTGTGGATCATTCACAGGATATAAACCTATACTTAACTGTGGGTGATCTGGATCCCAACACTCAGGACAAACTTTAATATTAAATAACTTAGTTTTAATAATTTCTTTTTTTAATTCCTTCAGCAAATATCGTTGACCACATCGGTCACATTCGGCAATTGCCCATTTGCCAGATGAATATTTGTTTGGCATTATCTACCTGCTCCACCATAAAATCCCATTCTTGGAACAAAACGAATAGAAGCCTTCTCTCTGTCTTCTTCAGATGCTAATGTCCATTGTTCCATGTAATCAGCTTTTAACATCGCTATACGAGCAGGATCAACTCCATGTATTTTTTGTGATAAATAATAAGCTAGTCCAGCAACTAAACAAGATATAAATCTAAATGGTATGTCATTGGTTGCCGCACCAGTTCCAGCATCTTGCATTCTACGCAATCTCCAATAGACAAATGTATACTGATTCCCTGGTGAGTTAGGTGTTGGCCAGACGTTAATACAAGGTAGATTTGTAACGCTTATAGGGGCGTTATAGGCATGAGTTGTTGCAGTTGTACCTGCTTGTCCACGATAGCAATTTAAAAGGTATGGAGACGTTGTAGAGACGTTTGGATAATAAATAATTTCATTATCTATCTTAATATATCCAGTTGCAGCTAATCCTGTTAAATCGTTTGGACTTAATTGAATATTGGTATCTGTTGCAGAGATTCCACCATTACCATTAGATCCATTTCCAACTAACGTATATGTTGTTGGTTGTGTCTGTCCAGATTGACGATTAATCCATACTTGAATTGGTCTACCTTGTGCCAGTTTATTGGGCAATGTTGAATAAGTATCTTCTGATATGCGACTGATATTAATATCAATTTGGTTTTGCAATGTGCCAGTACGAATCACTTGGCTTAAAAGATCAATCGTATCAATTGGTAAAGGATAAGTAATTTGACCTGTGTTTAAAGGTATCTGACCTTCTTCAACAGTCCATAAATTAATACCTCGATTTGCCCATTCTACCGATAAAATATTTAATGATCTTCTAGCAGTTCTAAAATCATAACCACTTCTTAACTCAGCACCGCACCGTTCGAATGCCTCTTCAATGAGTTCATTCATATTTAAATCAAATACGGAGGTGCCTGTCGTTGTCATTTATGCAATTTTCTTAATGTCTCTGCTAATCTTGCACGTTGTCCTAACTTGCCAGGTTTCTTAGCAGCTGCTTCGAGCTTTTTCTCTGGAATCGTATGTCCTTCTTTAACGCCCAAAGATTTACGCAACGCACCAGCTCTGTGTATTGCGTTCTGTATCCATTTTTCAGCCATAATTAACTCACAACATTTTGTTCAGGGTTAATTGGAGTAGTAACAGTTGTAGAAACTGATTCTTCAACATTAACAGTTACGCTTTCTGGTGTTTCTAAAACAGGTGGAGGAGCAATTACAACAGGAGTAGGATCAATTTGTGGTGCAATAGCAGCAGCAAACTGAGCAACTACAGGAGAATCTGAAAACTCAGAAACTACTTTTGAGCTACCTAAATAAGAAATAAACTCATTAATTAATTTATGTTCTTCACTTTCTACAGAATATCCTACACTTTTTGCAAAATAAATTGCTTTTTCAAATAGATTCATTTTTTCCTCGCAGCTCTCATGTTATCAACTAAATTTGGATAAGGTCTACCAGCAGCTTTAGCCATCGCTTTTGCTGATGCTTTTTTTGCAGAACTTAATTTCTTTGGTTTGCCTAAACCTTTTGGTCTTGGCTTATCCCATACCTCGCCACCTTTTGCATACATAGCAACAGCATCAGGGTTATCCTTTCTGTGAATAACCTTTTTAGTTGGCATCTTGGATGGGTTCATAGCTCCCATACCACGACTGGATCTCATTTGTGAGCCTTGCCACCCCAGCACATTTTTTCAACATGATCCATGTGATGGTGATGATGTTCTGCATGTTTTTTAAAATGATGCTTATGGTGCTTATGAGATTCAGTCTCATGCTCAGAAATGAACTCATCATGACGCTTCATATCTGGTCCTGACATTGGTTCTTCGTGTTCTTTGGTTAAATGTGGTTTCATAAACTTCTCCTTAACAATATTTAGTCTTAGTATGACCACGTTGTGCAATACCATCAGCACGATGTGATGTAGATCCACCATGAGCCATTTTCTTTACATGACCACCATGTTTTTTAGTATTGACTAATGGACCATCTCCAATAGTATTACCTTTCATCTTAGGATGACGATCTTCTGTGTGACCACTTTTTTCAACTTTAGACTCACCAAAACGACCATGTTTGTTAGAACCTTTTTCAATGTCTTCTTTCATGGTGCGAGGACCCATTGACTCAGTTTTACCACCGTGAGCCATTTTCTTCATGTGAGCTTTACCACCATGCTTCATCATTTTAGCTTCATGTTCTTCTTCAGAAGCCAAGTGACGTAATTCTTTAGCTTGTTTCATTTCATGCGCTTTTTCTTTTTCGTGATGAGCCATGCCACCATGAGCCATTTTTTTAGTGTGATGACCTTCATGTTGCGCCATATGATGTTCTGCCATCGCTAAATGGTGATGAGCTAAATGTTTATGATGTTCTTTAGATAAGCCACCATGTTTCATTCCGCCACCCATTGGAGCACCAGTTGGAGCTGCTGGAGGAGCCATTGATGGAGTTGGCATAGCTCTTGCTGCCATCATTGCCATCGCTGGGTTCACACTACGTTTTTTCATCGTTGCCATATTGATTCCACCTTTTTTAAAATGTTTGCCTTTATCGGCTTCTACAAAATCACGTCCCACTTTTTGTGGAATGTGAACCTTATCAGCAAACGCCTTGGAATGGGCTATTGCCTCCATAAAATCATGTTGTTTTTTACTCTTACTTGGCATTACTACCTCGTATTAATTCGTTAATTTTATCTTCCAAACGATTAAATCTTGAATCGATATGGTCCATAATTTTACTTAATTCAGCTTGAGTCACTGTATCACGAGCAACTTCTTCACGGGTTTTGTTTAATAAAATATTTAACCTATCTAACTCATGAAATTTTTCTTTCATTATAAATCCTACTATTGCAATAAGTATAGTTAATATTGCATTCCAAAAGGGCATAATTGCATCAGTTAACATTTCCATTTCCTTAAACTTTTATTAATTCTTGAATTAGGATCATTTGCAGTTTCAGAACTTGTTAAACGCTTTTTCATTCCTTCCATGCGAGCACAGAAAGATTTTTTCCGTGATCCACCTTCTGGTTGTGGAGCTTTTAAATGTGCACCATGCTCTTTGTTATAAGAAGCTCTTCCTTTGGCATTCAAACCACCACTAGGATTTTTACCTTCTTTACGTTGCCAAGCTGGTGTCGTAGCCATGATTAGATACCATTAGAAATTAATTTGCCAGCAATAATAACTCCAGCGGCAATGGTTGTTGCTGTACTTGTTACTAACTGCCATTGAATGTCCGTTTTTTCTATATAAATAAATGGATCAGAAGATCTATTGGCTGTGTAAATAGAAACAAATGGTTGTTGTAACACATTTAATTTCACGCCAGTTACGTTATTAATTGCTTGTACAGAATAAGTAACAATGTTTGATGATGTGTAGCTATTTGATGTATTTACTTCTGCAAAATCTAAATAAAATGAAAAACCTGCTGGCACGGTATAGATTGTGCTTTGTGACTTACCAATGCCAGTATTAATCTGTGCATAAGTAGCAGTTGCACCAGCATTTTTAGCTGTAATTGTTCCAGCATTTGAAGTCTGACCAGAAGCAACTCCAACCATAAGCATGCTGTTTACACGCAAATATTTGTTAGAACTGACAACGCCTGTTTGACCAGTTAAAACAATTATTTCAGATATAGGATTAAAGTTTGCATCAAGTCCATTAATTTGTACGGCTGCTGGAGCTACATCGGCTGTTGAAGAACTAGCTACAGTAACTGTTGCAGCTGAAACTGGGTATGTATAAGTAGTAGCATTTTCCCAAACAGGAATTTGCGTATTACCTACTGCAGATTGATATCCAAACAAACTTAATGTTTGATGCCCAGCAATCTGACCACGAGAAACTTGTAAATCAAATGGCTCTGTTCTCGCAGAACGAGTGATAGACATTACCGAATTATTGGTACTTGGAATTCCATTTGGGCTTTGTGCCATATTAATCTCCTAAGTTTTAAAAAGGGGCCAAAGCCCCTCGGATCAATTAGTCAAAGTTACCGTATGGGTAAGTTGTACTTGTACCAATGTTCATATCATTTTGGTTGTAGCGAATTGTTATTTCAACTTGACCAGAAGATAGACCAGCAACAGATGTAGTCATACCCAAAGTTACAACTACTTGGCTAAACCATGAAGGTTGTGTGCCAGGTTGTAAATTTTGAAAATCTTGCAAAGTAGCGTTGCTATTGGTTAACTGTGAACCAACAAATGTCGCTGTATAACGCTGTGCAGCTGGGCTAGAGATGTTAGCAAAAGTTGCGTAAACACCAGTAGAAGTTGCAAAGTTATTAGAAACATATGGCTGAATTGCAGTTACCGCTAAAGGTGTACCAGCTGAATCTTTAGGAACTGTACCAATATCAAGGATAACGTCAGTGATATTGCAAGAATACGGCAGATAGAATACTGCGCCACGATATACAAGAGTTGTTGCATCCGCTGTAGGGGCTGTTGCTACCGTTGGTCCGTTTGTGCTATATACACCAGCTTGTGGTTTATAAATAGTTGCTACACTATTTGGGATATTGTTTGAGGCAACAAAGTTACCTGAACTACCTCCAAAGTTAGTTCCAGCTGATGTTACGGAAAAATCTAAAAGAGCAGTTTGAACGAGGTCAGTATAACCGACATCACGAACTGGTCCAAAACGATTGTCACCAGATAAAATTGGTCCATCAAATGTACTACGACCCATAATGGTCTCCTTATGCAAAAGTAACTATTCCGATCATTGCATTGTCTGCTGGGGCAGTAGTGGAATAGTTGATCACCCAGTAGTTATTAGTTTACTACTTCTATAAATTTGTGCAATCTTTTTTATAAAAAAATCCCCAGTTTTTAAGCTGGGGATAAGTCCTCTCACAAAGGAAATAACCTTAGTAAGAACCGTAGATACCTAATGGATCAGATACACCAAAAGAATAACGTTCACGAGACTTGTAACGTACGTTACCAGTATCGAAATCACCATCCATGGAGTTCTGTAAAGGTGTTCTTACGAACATCTTCAAACCGTTAGGAACATCAGTAGTCAAGAACCATGCGTTAGTTGCTGTCAAGAAGTGGTTAATTGCATAACCTTCTGGAACAGAACCGTTGTTCTTAATTGCATTGATGTCATTGTTGTTTGTACCAACACGGAGTTCAGTATCTAACAAACGAGTTGCTACGAACTGGAGTGCAGGTGGAACAATCAACTTCTTCGGTTTTGCAGCGATTAACAAGCCACGCTCATCAGTCCATGCAGCGATCTGAATAACAGCGTTTTCAAGCGCAGTTTCGTTCAAGTCAGCAGGAGTTGATGGAGTATTGGCGTTCGTACCACCAGAGATTAATGGGTGTGCAGTAGAGAACAAAGGTTGTCCGTCACCATAAGTGAACTGGCTATTGAAACCGTTGTTTAATACCGCAGCAGCTTTAACTTGCTTGGTGTAAGCCATTGCACGAGCCAAAGCTTTGGTATAGCGACCAGAGAGAGAATCGTACAAGTTATCTTCGATTGCCTCTTCAGTTAAGCTGAAACCAAGAGCGATAGTTTCGTGGTTATAACGAGCTGTCCAAGCCTCTTGTCCGTTGTCATAAGCGATGGCTTGACCTTCGTTTTTGACTGGAGCAGCTGAGAATCCTGACAGTTTTGTTTCTTCTTCAAAAGAACGCTCAGAAGTTTCGATTTCATAAACTTCTTTATGTTCTTCACCGTAACGAGCATATTCAAGACCAAACAAAGCGTTTAATCCAGGTAATAGCTCTTTTAATAGTTGTGCACGAGAAATAGCCATTTAAATGCTCCTTAATTAAACACCAGTTGCATTGAAGTAACTGTGGTAACCGAAGTTCCACGCCACTAATGCTTCTGGGTAGCCAGTGAATGAAAAACCTGTAGCTGTCGATTGAGCAGTTGTTACCGCTGTATTGATAGTTACGGTGGTGCCGTTTACAGTTGTTACATAGGTATTTGAGCCTGAAGCAATACCAGGACCAGAAATAACCATACCAGGCAGAATTGCGCTGTTAGCAGCAGATAAAGTAACAGTTGTGCTAGATGTAGTAGCATTTTGTGTCACAGTAACAGCTGAAGCAGGGACAACCTGAACGATACGGAAAGGTGCAGATGTAGTCAACGGAGTGATTGCTGAAGTGCTTGTGGCAGCGGCAGAAATCGCAATACCAGCAGAAGAATCACCAGTAGTTGTCGAACCAGTGTTACCAGCAGCGGCACCAATGTAATAAGCATTAGAACCAACAAAAGCTGGGTTGAGGTATTGAATGGTTGTAGAACCACCAGTACCAGCTGGGTTAGACAAACAAACTGCTTGGAAAACTGCTTGTGGATCATCTACGACATAACCAATCGCATCAGGAGCAGATGTACTTGCATTCCAGAATTGATAACGGTTTTTACCATAAATAGGACCACCTGTTGTTGCATATTCACAACCGACAAAAACACCAATAGTTCCAGCTACTGCTGAAGACTGGTTATAAGTCATTGTTGAAGCAATAATATTACCGATATTAGCCGATGTACCAATTTGCACAACGTCACCGTTGAACATACTAGTATTATAACCGTTGGTAATTGGGAACATACGAGTAGAACCCGCATATACACGACCACCAATGAGGTTAACTGGCTTTAGCCCATAAGGGGCTGCTACTGTAGGATAAGCCATATAATTCTCCTAAAATTATGAACGATTTCCAAAACTAACCGTAGACTTCCGTTCTTGGAACAGAGGCATACGAGAGTCGCTTTGCCTTAAAAAACTATTATCTACTGCATCTGCATTCGCCTGGGTTTGATTTGCCTCATAATCAAATCTCGCCTGTACAAACTCTTCAGGTATCTTGCAGAGTAATAAACCACCAATCTCAATATTGTCTTTGTATCGACTATCAGGATCAGTTAACATGCCATATTTCGGTTGCTCTTCAGCTCTGACTGGTTCCCAGCCTTCTCTCAATTTTGAAGAGAGATTACGAGGGTCAGCGTTGTTAAGCATCGAAACCCTAACCCAGCGATAAGCAAATCCTGCTTGCTTGTCTGGTTCAGGTAACAACTCTGGAGGTCTCCAAGCCATTGGTCTCACAGTTTGTTGTCTAGTTTCTATTTCACGGTTATTACGATTTTGTTCAGCCATTTTGGGACTCCGATTTTACAAATTCATTAAAATATTGTTCTGGAGAAATTTTTAATTTCTTACACAGATCCAGTTGTCGAGTACTTAAAGTAATCTTTTTTGAAGAGGTAGATCTCGTTGCTGGTGCAACTACCGTGCTTTTGCGAGTTGTTGTAGAGGTTTTGGTCTCTACTTCCCCAAACTTGTCAGGGAATCGTTTTCTCATTTCTGCATCAATAGTAGACCAGTAGTGATCGGAACCTAATGGAATTCCTTCTCTTTCCAGTCGCTTATGTATGCCCATAGCGAGAAAACTCATATCATCATCAGTACCATACCACTTGTTTTTGTCAAGCCACGCTTGGGTTTTTGAGTCCAATCGTGCAGGTTGGTCTTTCTCTTGAGGTATTTGTACCTCATTTACAGATGATTGTAAAGCATTTTCATCGTATTGTGGGCGATATCTTTCCATCTCTTGAGCTTTAAACTGCACTTCTGTTAATCGCTCTTGAGCTTCAACCAATCTTTCAGCATCACCAGAGTCATACGCTTCTTTATATTCTCTTCTTGCTTTATCTAAGTCAGAGGCTAATTTCTCTTTAGCCGTACTAACATAGACTTTTTCACCATCAGAAAGTCGACTTTTTAAAATCTTGTTTTCATTAATAATGGTATTAGCAAGACGAATAGCTTCTTCGTTTTCCCTTAAAGCTGCTTCTTTCGCTCTACGCTCGTCATTTAACAGTTTCTTTGCTTGAAGAATACGTTGTTTAGCTTCTTTAGAATAAGACTCTAAATCATCAGCTTCAAATTCATCAACGATTTCTTTTGGCATCGGTGTAGCATTAATCCGATCTTCCTCTGGAGTATCATCGACAACTTCGATTTCAACTTTTTCATCTTCAATATCTTCACTTAAAAACGAAAAGTCTTGTTTTTCAAATTCAGCCATTGTGTTCTCCTTAAGCTCTTGTAATTCCACGAGGATCATCTACTACTGCCTCGACAGAATCATCATTGATTAATCGGAATTCTCTGCCATGAATCTTTAGGCGAGTGCCAGTATTGGGTCTGGCTAGAACAAAGTCACCGACTTTACACCACGGACCATTTGGGAAACGCTTTTCGTCTTGATAACAATCAGGTCCCATTTTTAAAACAAAAAATACAGTAGATAAGACTTCTTCCATGTGCAGAGTTTGGTCTGCTTTTAGAATTCCACCACTATGTTCTTTTTCTGCATCTGGTATTGCTACCAACATGCGATAACCCATTGGTTCAGGTAATTGTTTTGCTTTTTCTTCTGCTGTTTGAGGCAGAGTTGTCACATCATCGGTATTTGAGCCGATTAGTATTTCAGTCATCGAAATTCTCCAGTCTTGATTTAAGGTCTATGATATTTCTACGCACAGTGAGCAGACCATGAATCTCACCACACATTCTTTGGTAATCGGCATAGTCTTTGGCTTCACCGATTCCCAGAGCTTCTTCAAGAATCTTTACTTTGTCATCTACCTGTTTGAGAAGATGATCGAGTATTTTTTCTTTCATTTAGTTTCCTTTTTTTTAAGTTGTTTAGCGTTTTTATATAAATCAGCTGTTACCTGAAGTTTTTGACTTTGGCGTTGTTGATTCATTTGGGCTTTTGCATTGCCAATTTGATGACCTAACTTCATACCTTCTAATTGTTGTTTGGCTTCTAAAGACTCTCTATCAGATCTTGTTTTTGCTCCAATCTGCATACCAGCAATTTCTTTTTGGGCTGCAATACGCATTTTTTCAATTTCAATCTGATCAGCACCTTTAGCCGCATCAATCTGCATCTTCTTCTGCTTAATATCAATTTCTTGTGCCTTTAACTGTAATTCTTTCATCTGCATCTGAATAATTGGATCCTGTGCAGCTTGTTGAGCTTGTTGTGCAGCTTGAGCTGTTTGATTTTGACCCAAAATATTCTGTGCAGCTGGTACAGCCATGCGCGTAATTTGCATTTCTTGTTCTGGTGTTAACTTAATATTGTCATCTTCATTGTCAGAATAAGGAATTTGGATACCCATTTGCTGTTGCATCTGTCTCATATATTCCATTCCAACGTGCTCGGTAATATGTGACTGTAAAGCTTGCATAATTTGTGGTGCTTGTGGGTTTTGACCAATGACTTGTTTGATTTTTGGATCATTTAATGCAGCCATATGGATCTGAATATGGGCTTGGTGGTCTTGATACATGAAAGCTTTAAGTGGTTTATTCTTTAAAGCGTTCATATTCTCTGTAATAGGGTCCGTTGGCTTCATATCTTCTTGCATTGGAACCAGTTTTTCTGCATTTTTAATACCAATAACCTCTAACATCTGTCTATGCAGATAAGGTAAGTTATAAAGCTGGGGTGCAGTCTGTGAAAGTTGTAAAACTGCCTGATATTGCACTACTTTTTGGCTCATGGTAGCCGCATTAGGATCACTTACAGGGATAATATTGACCATTTCGTAGTCAGATCTACGAGCTTTGCGGTCTCCAGTATCAGGTTCAAAGGAATAATCTTCTGGAGCGTAGTCAGCAATGATTTCTTTAAGTAATTTGAACTCTTGTTTCATTGAATAGTGGATACGAGCTTGTATCGCACTCATGACTTTTAAGGTTCTTTCCAAAATTGCCAGCGTTGTACCGACTGGTGACTGGCTACTCATATCACTTGCCTTCAAATCGCCACTAGAAGCAAACCTTCTACCTTCTTCTACGATCTGATTGAGCAATGCCATCAATGTTTGGCTTGGTTCTTTGTACGGCAAGGGCATGATGTTGTCTTTCATCGTGCCAGATGGTACGTCTACGTCTCTAAATTCACCTGGAGCTATCGGAGTATCATCACCTTTAACTCGTAATCCACGAGTTTTGAATCCTCCAGGAAGATTGGACAGCGATCCTGCATCAACTAACTGTCTTAAAATAGAAGTTCCAGACTTGGCAAAAGCTCCAATAAGGTGTATAAGCCCAAAGTGGTAAAAACCAAAGCCAGGAATATAACCATAATGAACAAAATGTTGTCTTTTTTGGTGTGTTTTGTCATGCTCTCTCCAATTTCTGCGGATTGCCAATATCGTTCCATTGGCTTTTTCAATCGTTACAACATACGGAAGAGCAATTCCAGTCTCTGCTCCTGCTTTATCTTTATGTTCAAAGCCAGGCAAATCTAAATGCACATGCATTTCTAAAATCTTAAACCTGTCATCTGTTGTTGCTCTAAATCCTAATTTCTCCGCAATCTTCTTTTCTACTTCATCTAAAATATTATCTGGCGTTCCTAAACTAATATCCCTGTAAAATCCTGCATACATCAAGTGATTCATTTCACTTTCAGTCTTACGCATCACATGGGTAATGCGTTCAGCCGCCTCAAGACTACTTGCACCATAGGGCACCACCAAGTCTTCTGCTGGAATATACATCGATACCTGACGATCTAGCGTTGGATCTACATAAACTTTCTTAAATCCGTTACCTGAAAGTCCTACTCCCCAAAGCATACGTTCATGTTCTGGGCGATATTCTTGCATAACATCTACAAGTTGATGGTTCATATCTTCCACCACTCTATTCATCGCATCTTTTTTATCTTGGGTTTCTTTACCAACTATCTCACCCTTGACAGGACCACTGGCTGGAAAGGTTTCCATAATCGTTTCAGACTGAAACTTAATGACCGCTTCTGCCAATACAGGATGGTAAACTCCACAAGCACCTTCCCATGGTTCAGAGCGTTCTTCAATCTTGAGTCCGAGTAACTCTAAGCCATCCACATAAGTCTGTATCCAGTCTTTACGAGAATCAATGTCCGATTGAAAATCTCCCATGAGATCACCAACGATTTGCGTTAAAACAGATTCAGGAACGTATTCTGCCAAATTAGCATCAAAATCTTCCATTGACTCGCCACCAATTTTAATTTCTACACCATCCATCTTAAGGTCGATTTCTTCTGGATCGACAATCTCAATTTCAACATCTGGTCCATCGATGGCTGCTAAACCTTGTGGAGCTTGATACATGGCTTTATCTATTGACATACGAATCCTTAATAATATGCACGTTTACGCCTAAATTCTCTAGGCTCATCTGGCTCATCACTTTGTAAAGTGATAAATCCACCTCTTCTGAATCTTAACAAAGCTTGTGTGCTTGAGTCTACCAAGTCATCGTGATCTGAGTTTGGAAATGCTGCCAGCTCTTCTACGACTTCTTCAGCCCATCTTTTTCTTGGTGCCCATACCTTACCACTAGCAAACAAATCTGATACGCTATTAACCCTAGATATTTTATCGTTTCCCCTAGTCGGTGTAAACTCTTGAACAGGTATTCCCATTCGTCTAAGCTCAAATATAAGGGGAGCACCAGACGCTTTCGCTTCAACAATAAAGCTGTCAGGTTGCCAATCCTTGTACATCTCGAGTGCTCTCTCTTTAAGAGTGGGGAACTCCATACGTTCTTTAAGCGCATCCAATAAAATAATATGTGGGTCTTGCTCGTTTTCATTTAAATAAAATACTCCCCAAGTTGTACAAGCTGAATAGTCGGCTCGCTCACTTTTCGTAAATGCCGTATCCCATGACTGAATTATATAATGACATGGCGGTGGTGTCTCCTTTTCCCAGACTCCCCACCATTCTCGTTTTACAATCGCACCTTCTTCACTTGTTGGATCCTGCTGATACTGAGCTTGCCACTTCGATAAAGGTAATTCAATCCTCAGTTTACATAATTCATCATAACTCCAAAACTCAGGCCATAAAGGTTTTTCATTCCTTTTAATCGCTGGAAGACTGATAATCTCCCATTCATCACCATCTCGGTCAATCATCGCCTGACAGATCTTGCCAGTCAAATCCCTCTTTGACCAGCGAGTCATCACTACAACAATCGAACCACCAGGCTGTAAACGCTGACGTGGACCTGACGTATACCACTCATAAACCTTATCAAAAACCGCAGGATCTCCTGCTGCCAACGCAGCTTCCTGTTCTGAGTGAGGATCATCAATAATGAGTAAATCAGCTCCCTTACCAGTAACTGTACCACCAACACCAATAGCAAAATACTCACCATTAGCATTAGTGGACCAACGACCAGCAGCTTTACTATCCGACCTAAGACTAACATTGGGAAATACTTTTCCATAATTATCTCCATCAACTAAGTTCCTTACTTTTCTACCAAAACCAACCGCTAGTTCTGCCGTGTTTGAACATTGAATAATTTTCTTATTGGGGAATTTACCCAAATACCAAGCAGGTAACAGGTAAGAAGCAAATTCAGACTTAGTATGCCGAGGAGGCATATTGATAATAAGTCGTTTAATCTTTCCA